GGTGCGGTGTTGGATTTAGTGTACAACATAAACATGTTAAGAAATTACCTAAAGTTGCTGCGACCACAAAAGGTAAAAAGGTATATAAGCCTGAAGATAGTATTGAGGGCTGGGCTGACTGTGTTGGCGTGTTAATGTCTTCTTTCTTCTTAAAGCCCACCATGCCTGATTATTTCGGGTATGACATTGAATTCGATTTCTCAAATATCAGACCGGAAGGAGCATTAATTGCTGGTCAATTTAAGGCTCCAGGCCCTAATGGATTAGCTGACTCTCTTAACCGCGCACGTAAAGTTATTACAAGTCGTCTTCAAAATAAAGATATTGCTGAACTACGCCCTATTGATGTGTATGATATTATTATGCATTGCAGTAACGCGGTTCTATCAGGTGGTGTGCGTCGTTCTGCTACTATTTGCTTGTTTAGTAAAGACGACGCTGAAATGTTAGCAGCTAAAACAGGCAACTGGTTCGAGGAGAACCCACAACGCGGCAGATCAAACAATTCTGTTTTACTTGTAAAGAAAGATGTCACCAAGGCAGAGTTTGATGCATTAATTGAATCGACTAAGCAATTCGGAGAGCCTGGATTCGTCTTTGCCGATTCTGAGGACTGCGGCTATAACCCCTGTGTAGAAATTGGTTTATACCCTCAAACCGAGGATGGCCGCTCTGGCTGGCAGTTCTGTAATCTTACCGAGATTAATGGCCGCTATTGCGACACTGAAGAGAAGTTTTTACAGGCATGCCGGGCCTCAGCAGTAATTGGAACGATGCAAGCTGGTTATAGTAATTTTAAGTATGTCAGTAAGGAAACCAAAGAGATTACTGAAAGAGAAGCTCTTCTCGGTTGTTCGATTACAGGTATTATGGATAACCCTGATATTCTTCTTGCGCCAGATATTCAACGCAAAGGCGCGCAGGAGATCAAGAAGATGAACAAAAAGATCGCCAAGCTTATCGGTATTAACCCTGCAGCGCGTACAACCTGTGTAAAACCTGCCGGTACTACATCCTGTGTTCTAGGTACTGCTAGTGGGGTTCATCCTCATCATGCTCATCGTTATATGCGCCGGGTTCAAGCAAATCGTAATGAATTTCCTGCTCAGATCTACAAGCAAACTAATCCAGAAGCCGTAGAAAAGTCTGCTTGGAGTGCTTCTGGTACAGACGTAGTAGTTACATTCCTTTGCGAGGTGCCTAAAGGTGCTATTGTAAAGAACCATTTAAGCGCGGTTGAGTTACTCGACAAAGTTAAACTCACTCAACAAAATTGGGTAGAGTCTGGCACTAATAAAGATCTTTGTGTAATGCCTGAGCTACGTCATAATGTAAGTAATACTATTACAGTACGCCCCGAGGAATGGGACGAGGTAAGAGATTATATCTATAGGAACCGTCAGTGGTTTGCTGGTATATCTTTACTATCCTCCTCAGGAGATCTAGACTATGTTCAGGCCCCACTTTGCACTATTTTAAATGCAAAAGAAATTGCCGAGACCTATGGGGATGCTGCTATTTTAGCCTCAGGCCTTATTGTTGACGGTCTAAGAGCATTTAACGACAATCTTTGGGATGCTTCCAGCGCAGTACTCTTTCATAGAGAGAATTACAATAACGCAGGTCAAGAAGATAAAAAAGAGTTTGTACGTAGAGCCACTCAATTCGCAGAACGTTATTTCGAGGGGGATATTCGCAAAATGACCTATTGCCTTAAGCATGTTTGGTTATGGAAAAGATGGCTCGATATTAAACGCACTCATAAAATTATTGAGTGGGGCGAGGTTAAAGAAATAAACGAGACATTTGTTGATGCAACTACATTAGCAGGTCAAGCATGTGCAGGTGGAGCATGTTTAATATAACCGATTTAAACTCTTTACTCACACGCTATCCTAATGACCCTTACGGTTATTATGACGTGTGGGGAGACCGTCATTTTTGTTACTCTGAAAGAGAATACAATATATTACTACGAAGGGTATATGTAAATGTATTTGTATTAAATGGACGACGCCCTTAAAAAACAGTTAGTAGGTACCTACTGTGTGTGCTATAATGTATCTTATAGCGAAGTATGCTCATTAATCCGTAACATAAAGAGCATTAACACTATAGAGCATCTTCAGAGGTATATGTGCTGTGCTGAAAAGTGCGCGCTCTGTCGCCCCGATCTTCAAAAGATTATTAATTACTACAGAAAAACTGATGCTTAGGTAAATATAGTTATGCGTTATGTATATCTAAGTTTAATGTGTCTTTTACTCACTGGTTGTTCAATGTTTCCTAACGTAAAGTGGCCTGAACAATGGAAGAGCTTAGCTAACGGTAGTACTGGCTCAGTAGTCGCCGCCCAAAAGGTAAATGAAAATGTTAAACAAATAACTGATGCTGATAAAAAAGTAGAAGAAGCTCGTAAAAAAATGGAACTAGATTATGCTAAATTTAGAGAAGATCTACAGAAAGTATATGATGATCGAACCAAAAAAGACAATGAAAATTTTAATGTAATCAGTCAATTAAATTATGGGGTATATGAAATAACTCAAGAAAAGAAAAAGATAGATATTAACACCACTATCGCTCATTTACGTTCTAAAGAAATTATGATGCGCGGAGATAAACTCACTGAAGAGCAAAAAGAAAAAATTAAAGACGAACTAGATATAGAAAAAACTAAAACTATTGACCAGCTTTATATAAAGTATAAAGCAAATATTGATCTAGCGGTTAAGCAGAAAGCCGCATTAGATGCAGCTGAAGCTCTTATTTTAATTAAAGAGAAAGAAAAAGACACTCTAAGAGCAGCTAATAAACAAACTATTGAAAGATTAGAAGCTGATAGAAAAACTGAGATTGAGCGTATCGCTAAAGATACTGCCGACAAAGTTAAGCTAGCACGAGAAGCTCAAAGACAAGAAATGCTCGGGTATATGATTAAAGCATTAGTGGGCGTCGGAATACTATTTTTAATCCTTGGGGTACTTTTAAAGAGCGTAACGTTCTTTGGAGTGTGTTTAGCAGCTTTTGGTTTAGCTTATGTAGCTATAATGGTTCCGATGTGGGTAATAGGTTTAGTAGTCGGCTTAATGATAGTAGCTGTATTATGGCATGCTCATCGCGCCACAATTTGTGCTACGGTAAAACATAAGGCGCAACTATCTGCTCAGTTGCTGAGAGAGTCACCACCTCAATAGTACCCTCTACTGCCCTAGCTTTAGCCTTACCAGTTAGCTGAGTTATAATCTCTTCTCTAGTAGCTACTAATATATTAGTATTAGCTGAAGGTAAATTAAGATATCCATCATTCTTAAGTTGCTGTAATTCTTTACGGCTTTCAAGCTCAAGTTTTTTAAGCTCGCGAGTATTTTCTGCTTTTTTATTTAATAAATGTAACTTGTTAACAGTTTCAATTGCGCCAGTACTTGCTGCAATTAAACTCGCTAATCCTGCCATCATTTCCGGGTCTCCGGTAGCTACAGTAATTTTCTGTAACTCTATTATACTCTTAACACTACTTTCTACTAATTCAGCTGAATGCTTTAGTACAAAGTCTTTCATTTCCTCATCTGTTTTTGGAGGAACTACAGGCACACTATTATTAGCAGGAGCTCCTACTGTTTTAGTTACTACCGATGTAGCTACAGTAGTTCCAGCTGGCGGATTTAAACCGGCAATAAACGCATCAATAGAATCTATAATATTGGCATTATTATCTGGGTTGCCAGACACTGGGGGGATATTCACTAAAATATTTATACTGGGCATGGCTTTTTCAAGAGCAGAGTATATTATAAACACACTATGAAAGAAGTAATCGTAACTGTACAAGGACACGGCACATTCATTATCGCCGCCGATAAGGTAGCACAACTTATCAGCTGGCTTTCATCCAATAAAGCTATTGGGGTAAACGAGAATAACAATAACTTCGGTGGACAAACTTTGTTAAGAGGTTAATATAAAACTATGTTTCCTGTAACTCTTAAATTCGTAAAAACGCATGAGCTGGCGGTACTACCTAAGTACAATCATAACGATCCTTATACTGGAGATTCTGGATTGGATGTTACTGCTGTAGAGACGACTATAGTGCCTGCTAAAGGATATGCAGTGATTCCAGTCGGTCTCAAGCTTGCATATGTGACCCCTGGTTACTGGTTTCGAGTCGAAGGTCGGTCTGGGGTAGGCTTTAAAAAGCATATCTTTCCTCATTTTGGTATTATTGATAACCCCTACCGCGGTGACATGGGTGTTAAGCTTTATAACTTCGGTACAGAGGATCAAACGTTTAATGCAGGCGATAAAGTAGCTCAGCTTATTCTCTACCCTCTCATTCAAGCTAATATTGAGTTTGCTGAGGAAGTGAGTGAGTCAAAACGTGGGGAGAAAGGCTTTGGTTCGTCTGATAAAGCTTTAGAGCGCGCTAGCGAAATTATTTATAATAATCGACTCGGTACGGCTTGAGTAATGACAATTAGCGATCAGCTTCAAAGTATTTGGGTAGAGAAATATCGGCCTACTAAGCTAGCCGATATGGTTCTCTCTGATACACTTCGTACGTTCGTAGAAGAATGCAGACGTAAACAAGAGATACCTAACCTATTACTAGTGGGTAATGCAGGTACCGGTAAAACTACTTTAGCTAAAGTAATTGTTAATGAGATATTAGATGCTCAATATCTTTATATTAATGCTAGTGAGAAGAACGGTATTGATGAAGTACGTACCTCTATTCTTACGTTTGCTCAGACTAAGAGTCTTGACGGTAAACTTAAAGTTATCTTCTTAGACGAATTCGATAACTTTACCGATGCTGGTCAAAGAGCATTACGCAATGTTATGGAAGAGTATGCTGGTAATACCCGGTTTATTCTTACTGGTAATTATCTACATCGTATTATTCAGCCTATCCAATCACGGTGTCAGGTCTTTACTGATTTTACTCCTCCTATTAAAGAGTATGCTAAACGTATCGTATATATTCTACAGAAAGAGAATGTAAAGGTAGCAGCAGATCAAATAGACCGTATTAAAGAGGTTATCCGTTATTATTATCCAGACCTTAGACGTATTATTAACTACATACAACGTAGTGTTATTGATAGTACACTCAATCTACAAGTCACCATTAATAACGAGGGATTCGCACAGGACATCCTGGAGAAACTATCGTCTAAAGACGACTTAATGTCTCTACGCAAGTTTGTTATTGAGAGCGAGCAAGTGTTTGGTAATGATTATCCTAAATTACTTAAAGACCTATTTAATGCAATTTATAAGAGCTCTTTACCTGAAGACAAAAAAAGACTTGCATTACTGCAAGTCTCTGAGTCTTTGTATAGAAGCGCTCTAGTGATGGATCAAGAAATTAACTTCTTCTCGTGTTTAATTAATTTAAGCGCTCTCTAAGTCGGTTATTTCTACTTTTTTCATATCCGCTATAGTATGTATAGCTTTTAACCGAGCCTCGTCTTCATCTAAGTATTCGTTCTCTATGTATGCATCAGTTAATCCGTTGACTGCGTCTTCATATTTATTTAAAAACTCTTCCTGGTCCATATATCTTTTTTGCGTCTGAAATTCTTGAATTGCTACAGGCTGTACTTCACTTACTTGTTCTTTATAGCATTCAGGCTTTATAGAGCCATCCTCGTACATACACTCTGGCACAACAGAATTAGTTTTTTCATTCCAGCACCCTGCTTTTACTTTAGACTCGTTAGATTCTGGTACTGAATACCCTTGCGGATTTACATCGTTAGTAGCGTCTTCAGTAATCATTTGCATATAAAGGCCTTCAAGAGCTACAACTGATTCTTTTGTTAATTTTTTATTGCCTTTAAGTGGCTTAAAATTTGAAGGTTTTTCATCGTTATATTTGTTACCACCTACAGAAGGCTTTATATTCTTTTCAGCTAGTTTATAATCCCCTTTTTTGATCCAATTCTGCTCGTACCCTGAATGATTCTGTTCTTTCGTTTCTGGCTCGTCTTTATTAGCTTTCCATTTGCCAGGCTTAATATAGTCTTTATTAGCTCGCTTACTCTTGGCTGAGACAGGAGGTAAACTCACTCCGGTATCAATTACTTCTATTAAACCAATAGGAATAGTTACTAGATTACCATAGGAGCCAGGGGATGGCTCTTGATAGAGATCAACATGAGTGGCTGGCATACCAGTGTTTATACCTAACGCGCCAGCGCTAGTATTTGGAGTGTGCAATTTGCCTATCCGTAAATTATAACCAGATTTGCTTATATCTTCTAAGCGTTGTTGAATCATCGCAGCTAAGTCTTCATATCCCTTAACTGATTTATAATTAGATTTAAGCTTAACAACATCGCCCTGTAAGAAACCTGCGCCTTGCTTATAACGATCGTATATAGTTTCATACAAAGGCAAAAAGACTGATTTAAAGTGACTCATATCTTTATATTTAGTAAAAGCTACCTATTATCACGGGAGTTAACTAACAACTTTTAAATCAAAGCAATAATAAGTACAGTCCGGAAACTAGCTTGTAATGCTAAGTATTTAATCATGGCAAGCCTCGTCTTTAATACATTAGCCCCAAGTTTTCGGATTACTACCGATAAACACATTTACTCAGACCTTCATCTAGACTTTAGCTCCCCTGTTAAAAGAGATGTTACTTCAGACTATGATTTAGCTGCTATAAACAATTCAATTGTAACTTTATTTAATACTATGCCTGGACAAAACTTATTAAATCCAGATTATGGGTTAAATTTGCTTCAGTATTTGTTTGAGCCAGCTTCTGATGTTATAGCTCAACTTATAGGGGATAGAATCTTTAAAGGCATTAAAGTGTATGAACCACGCGTAACTATACAAGGTATTAATGTAGAAGTAAATATAGACGAGCAAATGTATACAGTAACATTAAATATGATTGTGCCCACATTAAACAGCAGTATTAGCATCGCCGGCGCTCTTACAAAAAACGGATTTAATCTCTTATAATATATGGCAACAAGTAATACAACTGATAGTCTTAATTTAGATATAAAAAAGAACGAGTATGTTGCTTTTGATGCTGTATCTCTGAGAGATTTTATACGCCAACGACTTACCGATAGTGGGTTATTTACTGATCAATATTTCGAAGGGTCCAATATTGCTGCTATTAATAATATTATTGCTTATTCCTTCCACACTTTAATGTATTATCTTAATCAGACTTCAACTGAATCTATGTTCAGTGAGTCCCAGATTTATGAAAATATTAATCGTATAGTAAGTCTTATTAACTACTCCCCGGTGGGCTCGCAAACCTCTACTCTTTCTTTTTCTACATCAGCTACGGCCGACCTTGAATATGGCACCTATACAATACCACGCTATAGTTTTGTAAGAGTTGGTAATGCCACATATTCGTTTAACACGGATATAACGTTTACAAAAACAGTACAAAGCGGCGCAGAGTATTTAACAACGGTAGGAGACCAATACCTTTTATACCAGGGCACTTATATAGAATACCCGCTTTATACGGCGCGTGGAGAAGCTAATGAAATAGTATTTCTTGTACCAGGAGAAGATACTATTATAGACCATTTTAATATAGACGTTTATGTAAAAAGTATTAATAATGGAAGATGGTCAAAGTGGACTCGCTCTGAGTCTCTTTACCTTGAGAATTCTACCGCTCAAAAAATTGAAATACGCTTAAACGGCAATAAAAATTACGAAATTAAATTCGGTAATAATATTAACGGCTTGCAATTAACAGCTGGGGATATTGTATCGGTGTATTATTTACAATCTCTCGGCGCTGATGGAGAAGTAGGTAGCGGAGCAATTAATGGTCAGCCAGCAATTTTATATTCTACTGGTCAGTTTAATATAATTAAACAAGATATTATAAGCCCAGATTTAACATTACTTAATGATACTAATATACTATATCTAGATTTTGCAAATAGTAACATCTCTACTTCTTTTACTGAAGCAGAAGGGGTTAATAGTATACGCGCAAATGCGCCCGCTACATTTAGAACTCAATTTAGAGTAGTCACCTCATCTGATTACGAGTCTTTTATTAAAAACTCTTTTGCAAATATTATTAATGATGTTAAAGCTCTTAATAATAATGAATATACTAATGGTCATCTAAAGTACCTTTATGATATAGGTTTAACTAATCCTGGTCAAGATTATAGAGTGCTTTATAATCAAATGGCGTTTGCTGATGCGTGTAATTTTAATAATGTTTATGTTTATGTTTTACCTAAAGCAACTAAGTTAATTACAAACAACTACGTAAATTATTTAACTCCAGCCCAAAAACAATTAATTATCTCGTCTGTAAGTGATAAAAAAACTTTAACTTCAGAATTAGTTATAATGGATCCAGTTTATAAAGCTGTTACTATGGGGCTAGGTAAAGACGCAGTAGATCTAACCGATATTACTAATTCTCGATTGGTAGTTACTTTATTAAGAAACTCAAAAATACCAGAAAGCGTTATAAAAGACAGAGTAAAAAACATTTTTGAAACATATTTTAATCCTATTAAAATAACTTTAGGATTTACAGTTAACCTTACTGATATAACTGGTAGCATTTTAGCTCTTGATGGAGTAAAACAAGTTACTACCACCAATCAAGATCAATCAACTAATGGTTTATCTCTTATTGTATACAACCCTTCATACCCTATAAATGACATTATATCAACCACTAAAAACTTTACGCTAAGAAATTTTGAAGCGGTATATCTAGACGATATTGATGAGCTTATGACAAGAGTGGTTGTTGAGTTAGAAGTTACTAGAAACACTTCTATAGTAAACTTTTAATTAAAAGTTAAAAATGGATATCACGCCACAAGACATATACGGTTTTACAGTTTATGGGTCCACGTTTTCTTCCACTGTTACTGGGGCTTCCGCTACCTTAGTTAATAATGTTTCAGGGTTTACTTTAGCTACACCGTTTACATGTTCTTTAAATTACGCAACGAGCGCTACAGAATCTGCAATAACATCTTTATATGATATTGTGTGGTGGTTTGGAGATGGTACGTATAGTAAAGAGTTCTCTCCATCCCACATATATAACTGGCCAGGACAGTATGAAATAAAAGTAGCCTTATATAGCTCTTTATCAGCTAGTGTACCAACTTTAAGTGGGCGCACTTTTTCAACTGTAGTCAAAGTTGTAGATTACCTTTCTACGCTTCCTGATACAAATTATTTATCAGATAATTTATCTTGGAATTACGGGGTAAGCGGTTATTACAATAAGTCTTGGAACGATATTATGGTTGGTAATGTATCATCTGGGGCATGCTTTTTTGGTTATCAATCTTGTAAGTCTGGTGTTATTTCTAGCGGGCCTATACCACTTACCGTAAATTATTATACTACTAATATAAAAGATAATGAGAGTATAAAATTTACTTTTTACTCTGAAAACTCTCTTTCTCAGCCCTACACTGAGGTTCTTCCTAGTCAGTTAGCAAATTTAAGACCACGCTGGAGATTTACTACCGTATCAGCTAGCCCACTAGATGATGGGTTTGTTATGAATGAGTACATTCCACTTAGTAGCACGGAGTATAGAATACTTTCTTCTGGGGTGCCTTCTATTTCCGGTGGTACTGTAGTAGGTTTATCAGGAAGCTTTCAATTTTATTATATAGATGATATGCCATCTATGATATATAATAGCGCATCAGCTTTAGTGTCCGCTAACCCTACAACGATTTGGGTAAACCTAAACACTAATAACATAATTAATCCCCAGGAATATAGTTATAATAATGTATTTTCTTATTCTAACACATTAGTCAGTCTTTCATCTTTTTATTATGTACAGAGTTTAACTGCAGATCATATGGGGGTTAATTTAAACGGTAAAGTACCGTTTTATGAAACATACTGGCCTCGAGTTGAAAGTAGGTTTGTAACTACTATAAATAGCGCTTATAACTTAAATACTGCCGGCGAGTTTATTATTGGAGATAGTTATACGATAGCGACTATAGGAAATACCAATTTTATATCCATTGGCGCATCAGCTAATAATATTGGAACGACTTTTGTAGCAACTGGCGCCGGAACAGGCAATGGAACTGCTTATGTAATAGGCGGCACTGCAGCAGCAGAATTTATATCAAATAAAGTTTTATTAAACTTCCCTATCACTACTGCCAATAATTATTTGGCAGAAATAGTATCAAGCCTGAGCTCCGTGACAGTTAGTGCAACATTTAATATAAGCACTGTACCTGCTTATTTTAATGCTTTAACTTACACTATATATCAATACGATGCTTTAAATAGAAATACGGGGGGATATTACATCGGTACTTTTACACCATATACTACTGGCGCATTTGTATTATCAGCACGGTCTCAAGATGTAGTACCGTCTGTAAGCGATATGATTCCGCTCTCATCAACCGGTTACAACCCTATTTCTTTATCTGCTCAATCTAGCATATTAAATAGTAAACGAATACAAGGCACTAGCAACGAATTTAATGTGGTAAACTTTGAAAACACATATTTCGCGCGTAAATTTAATCAAGGCTTTGACTATGGCGCACAATTAAAAAAATATGCCCTACAGCCTACTATAAACCAAAATGAAGTATTTTTTGATACCTATTTACCTGCAATCGCAGGGGTAAGCGCTACATCTGAAGATACGTTTGGCGGAGTGGTATACGAAAAAATTGCTAACTTTGTATCTAACACTTCAGATCCCTCAAAAGCCAATATAACTCAGTTTTATTCTTTAGCTCAATCTCTAGGTATTGAACTCGATAATTTTGATTATGATACGCCCGCAACTTTAAGTAGAATAGTTGATTTGTACTCTACCCAGCAAAGCACTGTGTGGGGTGCGAGGTCTTTATTCGCACGTAATTTTGCTGCAGCAACAGGACACACCAATTTAGGGAGCGAGCTTTCAGCTTATAATATTAATACAACAGTCGTCACTGCAGGGCAAAAAATAGTTGCTAATGATTTATTTAATACTCAAAACTATGAATTACTAGAGGTGCCCGTTATAACTTCATATAGCTCTATATCTGCACGTGGCCTTCAAAGTCTTTTCCCGCCAGTAAGTTCATTAACTTTTCCGTTAACAGGATATCCGCTTGCCGGATTCTTTGGCTGGGGTCTAAAGACCCCGGTAATAAATAATTATAGATTCTTTGTTTATAATAATGTGGTAGACAACCAACAAGTTGAGGGGCTAGTTAACTGGGATGATCCTTATACCACTTTATCAGAAAACGCTTCAGGGCATAATGATTGGGTTAAAGATGAAGGCATATTAGAAAATATTTTTAACTATTATATACATAAAGGTTTAGGGTTAATTGAATAAAAATGGCTGTATTTAACACAATAAACACACTAACTAATACCTTTAGCTTAAGCGGAGCTAAGGATATTAATAACCCATACAATTATCAAGAGTGGAAAATCCGTAATTCAAATATACCACCAGGGGATTTAAATAATCAGTATACGGCGTATTTAAAAGGCTGGTATGCTATTAGAGATGTGACTAATGTTGTATCTATAAACTATGTAAAAGATTATTATAAAACATTTATAAAAACCCTCGGTATTACTGCCCGTACTACTGCTGAAAAAGAGTTATTTGAAAATGTCGCAATAGATGATAACACTAGCTTACAATCAGTTATTATCGGTTATGCTCGTCGCTTAAAAGATATAACGGTATATATAGCTAATAAACGTAATGATATATACTATAGTAAACTAAAAAACAATTTAATAGGTACAAGTACCTCTTTAGAGCGCTTATTTTATAACTACATCTTAACTGCTTTTACTCGCAAAATAACCCCTGATGGTATTATTACTAGTTTTATTATAACAAAACCAGATATATTAGAGTCTTTACCGTATCTAAGCACCATTTCAAGTATCTTTAATATACAAATTGAAGAAGTATATGATACCAGCAATTACTTTGATAGAGACCCATCAGTTCCGATAAGTAACTATGCTACTATAGCAACAGGGATTCCTGAAGCTCTTTATTCTGCTGGCTCATATAGTATTCCCGAAGAGTACTTAATAGCTAACGTAATAGAATCAGTAGCAACAGCTAATTCAACCTCAATGGCTACAACACTACCCACATATTTTACCTTTACAGGAGATGGCTCGACCACTACATTTACGTTGAGTAATATAACCTCATCTATAGCTAGCGACTATCAAGTCAGTGTTGAAGGTATTATACAGTCCCCTGATAGTAGCTATACTATCAGTTCTACAAACCAGAATATTTTATTCAGTGAAGCCCCACCCTCTAACAGTATAATTGTAATAGTTAAACGTTATTAAAATATGGCCTTAGTAAAAATAAGCTCCAATATGTTAATACCGCCCGCGGTCAGCGGTTACTCCGGCTCGTCCGGGTATAGCGGCAATGCTTCTGGTTATAGTGGTTATTCTGGCACGTCTGGTTACTCAGGGCCTAGTGGCTATAGCGGCCCGTCAGGATACTCTGGTTCAGGTATTTCTGGTAGATCAGGCTATTCTGGTTATTCTGGGACTTCAGGATACTCTGGACCGACTGGTGGCGCCGCTGCATCAGGCTATTCTGGTTATTCAGGGTATTCAGGTATTTCAGGATACTCAGGCATTTCAGGTTACTCAGGCATTTCAGGATACTCGAGCGCATCAGGTTACTCAGGCATTTCAGGTTACTCAGGCATTTCAGGCTACTCAGGCATTTCAGGCTATTCAGGGTATTCTGGTTACTCCGGCGTTTCAGGGTATTCTGGTTACTCAGGTTATTCCGGTATATCTGGTTACTCAGGTTATTCCGGTATATCTGGTTACTCAGGTTATTCCGGTATATCTGGTTACTCAAGTACGTCTGGTTACTCAGGCATTTCAGGCTATTCCGGCATTTCAGGATATTCTGGTTACTCCGGTATTTCTGGTTATTCAGGGTACTCAGGTATTTCTGGTTATTCAGGGTACTCAGGTATTTCTGGGTATTCTGGTTACTCCGGCATTTCAGGGTATTCTGGTTATTCAGGTATTTCAGGATACTCAGGCTATTCCGGCTATTCAGGCATTTCAGGTTACTCGAGTACATCAGGTTATTCAGGCATTTCGGGGTATAGTGGCGCCGGCGCAAAAGAAGCAGTAACCTATAGTAACTCGTTTGCTGCTGGTAATATAATTAAAAAGACTTCAGGTGGCTGGGCCCTTGCTCAAGCCGATTCAGCTGCAAACGCAGAAGTAGTTGGCATTATAGAATCAGCCACAGGATCTAATTTTACTGTAATATATTCTGGCCCAGTTGCAGGTTTTACAGGACTAGTCGATAGTCAAGTTTATTTTCTATCAGACACTGTAGCAGGTTCCGCAGTATCAGTAGAGCCTACTACTGCGGGTAGCGTTTCAAAACCAGTAATGATTGCTACCAGCTCTACTACTGCAAATGTAGAGATAATGAGAGGATTCTTAGTAGCTGCATTTGCACCAACAATATTTGCAAGTTATACTGTTAGTGGTTTACCTGCTGCAAACGCATACGCGTATGGCATAGCTTTTGTTACAGACGCAAACCAAGCTGCCGGTACAAGTTTAGGTACTACCCCCACAGGATCAGGCGCGGTAGTAAGAGCAGTATATAGTAATGGAACAAGTTGGTTGTTACTTTAATAGTTTAAAGTGTTGGCAGTTGATGTTCTGGTGATAAATAATAATAGTAATGTCCACCAGCAACACAGTTGTAGATACTGCTACTACACAAAGCCAGATAGACTCTTATCTTAATACCTTATCTCAAAAGTATTTAGCTAATGATGTATATATTGTTTCTGGTACTAATAGCGGTATTGTATCTGCTAGTGTAACTGCTTTATCACCATATAGTAATCTATCTAATCGGTATTATCCTACTGTAGCAGGTATTCCTAATAAAGGCATTAACTTAATGACCCGCGCCCAGTTAGGGGGATATTTTGTGCCAAGTAATTTAGGCGCGTCTCAGTACCTTGCTAAAAACATAACTTACACGTTTAATTCGGATCAAATAAAAAATGGGGAAGTGTATCACTTCATTGAACCAACGAGATTTAATAAAGGCCGCGGATTAACCCAAAAGGACCAAGGGAACGTAATAGATCACCTCATTAACATAGACTGGATCAAAGCTAGTAATGTATCTGAGTATTATAATGGTAATATTATTAATACAGACACCTTTCAAAAATTCTTACCATATCAATCAGTATATGAGACCAGAAAATCAGATAGTAACGGGGTGGTAAATGCTCGTAATGATTTTGAATTTTGGCATGGGGATAAAAAACAAACTTGGACGGAGTCTAATAGTGCTACTAAATTAACCCCAGAAAAGTATTTTGATTTAGCTTCCCGGATACAAGGATTAGTAACCACTACTGGTAAAGAATTGTATTCCTGGAACACTGATGTATTTGGTAATCAGTACGCGCTTTATAAAACTATAACCAACCCACACTCTTTATATGACTCTACCACAGCAACTGGTTTGTTATGGGTTAAGACTATTGATGATACTATAAGTCTCGCACCTTCTGGGTTAAATTTAATATATAATGCCCATAAAAACAGTATCACTGATTATAGCCAATTAACCGGTAATAATATTATTAATTTTGAAGTGTTCTTTGATACTTTAGTAATACAACTATCAAGCTCTATACTATACGAAAAAATTACTTTTAATTACAATAACTATACTATTGAGCAATCTTTACAAAACTTTCAAGCTCTTAATATAGGCAATACCAACAGTAACGCCCTATCCACTCAAACTTTAAATTCTATATACGGTATCCCTGGATCTACTGCAATCACTTATTACGGTGGTAACTGGTATAGTGGTAATGAAAAGCTTATAACTATTTGTACATTACTCTCTACTACTTTAAGTGGTACTAGTACCTCTATTATCAGTACCAGCGGGCTTTCAAGCTTTATAGTACCAGTATTGTATAGACTAGATCTTAATAATCCCCAGGAACGGGTAAGAATATACCCAACTAATGATACTGATTTTACTGAATATGTTTACCCGCTTTCTAATGTAAGTTATATGGAAGCGCCGGTGTTTTGCTATAACGAAGATACTAAACTTTACTTAACCACTTTTATTTCTTTTTCAGGAGTAAGTCAGCAAGCAAATCTTATTAACTATAAAATAAACGCGTAATGTCTGTCACCACATTTACATTTCCAACTTCTGCAAGAAACTCGCTTACTAATATAAGCGGGACGGCACCATTTACAATAGTATTTCAGCCGAGCGCTATGGATGTTGGTACTAATGTTATAGGTAATATTACCTATGGGCTATCTGGCGGGGCTAGTTATATTAAACAGTACACATACTACTCTCTAGCTGCCGCTTTAGCAAATCCAAATAATGTTGACAGCCGCAGTAATTTTCCTTATACTTTTTATAATTCGGTTTCCGGTCAAACTATAACCACTATAACAGTCTCCGCTACTCTTATTCCAAGCTTAGAAATAGTGGTATATACTATTGATGCTTATACTTCAAGTCCTTGGTTAACTAAAACCCCATTAGCTGCTGGTAGCGACAGTGTTTTTAATACAGTACATTTAATTAAAAGTAGAGCTTGGAGTACTTATAATAATCAAATAATAGTTGCTGAAGGCAAAATTACAAGTCTTTCTGCTAGTCAAATAATACTATTTAATACGTCCGATATAGTTTCTGCTGCTGTCTTTAAACCAGTTGAGCCTAATCTTCCGGTACCGTCAGTTACTCCGTCGATAACACCTAGTGTTACAGTAACACCTACCCCCACTGTTACTCCTACTGTCACTCCTACTGTTACACCTACCGTTACCCCCACCCCCACGGTAACACCTACAGTAACGCCTACAGTTACTCCTACTATAACACCTACTGTTACTATAACACCTACAGTCACCCCCACGGTAACCCCTACAGTTACTGTCACACCTAGTGTCACCCCAACCCCGACAGTAACTCCGACAGTTACCCCTAGTATAACTATTACACCTACCATTACACCTACTATTACTCCTAGTGTTACACCTACTATCACCCCTAGTATAACTCCAAGCATTACCCCTAGTGTAACTATAACACCTACCGTAACTCCAAGTATAACTATAACGCCTACGGTAACACCTACCGTTACACCTAGTGTAACTCCTTCCTTATCCCCACCACCGCCTAGCCCTACACCTACCCCGACAGTAACTCCTACCCCTACTCCGGCTAGTGGGTTATGCGACACGTACGAGTATTATACTACGGCAGGTGTTGATAATTTAACTGTTTACCTTTGTGTTAACGAAGGCGCTGGTACAGTTCAAAACGTAAATAGCGGTGACCAGCTTTGTCTTTGGAACGCATCGCAACCTTTCCCTGTTAACCCTGGTAACTCTGGTTCGTGGACTCGAGTTGGAGACTGTTATGTACCACCAACTCCTAGTGTTACTCCTTCTGTAACGCCCACAGTAACGCCTTCTGTCACTCCTAGTAATACTCCCGCCCCTACTCCAGGATCTTCACCGTCTCCTACACCTAGTATAACACCTACCGTAACTCCTACCCCTACTCCTTCCCCAATACCCTGCTATTTATATCAAATCTACGCTGATAACGATACGGGGCTTATAGCGTATACCTATACTAGTTGCGCTGGAAATGTTATTTCAGTATCGTCTAGCGGTTATATACCAGGACAATATGATGAAGTATGCGCGCGTGTTAATACAGTTAGTTCTTCCCAGACCGTTACAGGCGGCACTGTGAGCTGTTAATTTTAAACTTTATGTTAACGTTTACCGAAATTCACGAAAGTATTCAAGCGAATAGAATTGCTTTAAAAGAAGGAAAACTCTGTCTTACGCTTAATGGTATTATTATGCCGATTCGTGGTGTTCACAGTATACAACCTGTTAATGGGGATCAAGAGCTTTGGGCAATCCCGCAAGATCCAGATGTTGCGCATATACAGGTAAAAGAATCTGACACCATTACTATACTACCATAATTTAAACCTCCCACTAAATATAACTATATGATTCTTAGCGCTGCACCTATTATACTCGATTACGGTTATGATGATAATATATCCGTGAATAGTGGTGTGGTATATACCTTTGATCTTTTAAACTTTAGTAACACCCCAGCGCTTTTAAGCGCAAAAGATGTAACTCTTAATCAAGATCAATTATTAATACTAACTAATAGTATTAAACTTCAAGATTATTTTGATCCTGTTTTTGTACCTTCCCCCTCGCAATACGTGTATGGTTCTTTATTACAAAACAGCGATGGTAGCTATCTTTACGTAACTGACCCAGTTAATACTGGTGCTAATATTTCTACTACTACCAATTTAAACTCCGCGACTGTATTTAATTTTTATTTCCCGGCTTCTGCTAATAAAGTACAGATATTTTACACTGTTAATAATACTGATGGTACTTCTACTGATTTATATTTAATTAATAATAGTAATACTAATACTATCTCAGGCAATGAAATTCTGCTTAATACTAATTATTATACTTATTATTATATATTGAGCGGGTCCTCTTTGTCTTTACTCACTTTAAACCCGCTTATGTCGGGCAAATGGTTAAATAAAAGCTTAAATTTTGCGACTTTGACTGCAGCTTCTCCTAATGACTTAACAGTACCCGCTACTAATATTTTTAAAGCTACTAGATTTAATAATGAAAATTTTGGTTATGAACTACAAAAAACCGGTCAATCTGATTCAGTAAAATATAATAAAACAAATAACTCTTTAGACATAAGCAATACCTCAGGCAGCTTAAAATATAATTACCTTATTAGCTCTGCATTTAAGACCCTTTCAGCAGACACTCAAAGTTTAAGCGCTAACGCGGCAGTATTAAAAAACTATTACTCTCCTGAGCATAACCAGACTGCAGTACTTGATGCGCCTCTACGTTCTTATACTAAAATATATACCGGGTTAAATGAAACTGCCGGTCACGACAAAATATATTTAGGCTATAATGCTTCTACAGCAAAAATTAATTTCTTTAAAGACGGTAGTACATATTTCCATTATCCTAACGATACTCAAACTCTTAAATTATCGGCCTCCACTTTAATTGATTATGGAGCATATGCTGATGTTATTCCTGCTCGTTCAGATAAAATATTTAAGAAAGTAGCTAATTATAAAACTTTCACTAACTGGGGGGATAGTACTAATAAACCTCAAAATGGTATGTATTTTTGTTCCTGGTTGTCAGCAGGTACCGACTCTCAAGGTAGTTTAAATACCACTACAAGACCAGTTTGGATAGATCGTTATTATGATCCTAAGCATATAAACATAACTAGTATTAATTTAACTACGATTACGACTCTTTCTGCTGTATTAACTAATAGTACAAATAATTACCCCAATATAATATGGGATACTCCTTCGGCGTTAACTCTGGAGCCTGGGGTATTGTATTATTACCATAGAATTGGAGATACTGATAATGAAAGTGCTGTTAACAGCCTTTCAGGACTGCTTTACCATATAAACGAATGGGGCCCTAATTTAGTTAATAAAGTAAATTTTTTATCTGCTGGTAAGATTCCTTCTTTTACTAATAGTAACTCTGCAATTGATATAACAGTAAAAACCCCTTACTATAATATAAACAACACGTATGGTTATTTAAATACTAATGAGCAAGATTTCTCTAATAACAAGGGTAATACTTTATCATTTTTTGCTTACAATAATGACTGGAGCAATTTAAAAGGAGATCAAATACTTGGTAACTACTTTGGTGGTGGTATGGGCATATTTGTTAATACTCCGATCTTGACTCCCTTTTTTACAGTAGGGGCATATGACCACGCTTTAAGTACAGGTACAGTTCGTACGTTTAACGCAGATCTTACATTATTAAACTACGAAACATATACCACATTTTCTTCTGCGGGCGTCACCCCTGCTTTAAGTGCTTATGCAATTCCAGAGTTTGTGTTGAAAGGCAATTACGATGAAAGTTACTATGTAATTGATAATTACTCTCCACATTATTTATCTACATTTGACCCAGATGATTTATTAACGAGTAAGATCTCTTTAAATGGTATATCTTTAACCACTACTTCATTATTTTCAGCGACTCAATTTGTAAATGCGTATTTAATTAATAAAGACTCATCGACTAGTAATGCTTATATAGTACTTAAAAACCATAAAGCTAATAATAGTGTAACTTATAATAAATTTGTATTATCTGCTACTTCAGGTATTACCACAGTAAGTTTAGTATCTTCAGTTACCTCGACCGCTTATAATAATTTTACAGTAGATCTTTCGGGCGCGCCTAGGTATTATAATAGCAATATACCCGTATCATATACTCCAGCAGTAAGTGGATACGAGCAATGGAGAGGCACGGAAGCTTGTATAACTAGCACTAATACGTTATTCTCTCTCTCTGGCAATGGCACTCAAGCGGCCGCGGCTAATGCGTCGGTTATAGCAAAAGATAATATACCTATATTAAGTGTTAATAACCCTGAATGTATTAATTGCGATCAAGAGGATAACCTCTGGGTTACCTACAATACTAACTTTTTAGCCAAACTTAATACGGATGGTAAGATTCTTTGGAGTAAACAAATTAATACCGGGGATAGTATTATAACTCCATATAGTATCCGTAATATTAATTTTATTGCGCAAGAGTCTGCAGATAGTACTATTTCTTATTATGCTTTAATACTCGATGGTAAAACTCAAACTATTTATAAAGTAGATACTGATGGTAATGTAGTTAAAAAGCTTTATGTTAATGGGCTGTTACCTGGTGGTGATTGTACTGGTTTTGACTATCAAAGAAAGTACATTAAACCAACTATTAGCACCCCAGGCATTAAAGCTAAACTTGTTGTAAAAGACTCTACTCTAGCAGTACCGGTTCCTATATATTATACATTAAATTATAGTGTATCCGGACTAGCAGTAGGTTGGCATCATTTTGCCTTAACATATAATGAAGTTGATACTGCAAAGCTTTATGTAGATGGTAACATAGTTAACCAAACTACCTACACAAACCCTACAACTGGTATCTCTTATCGTATATACAATTATAAAAATAACCCACAAATAAATATAGGAACAAGTAGCTTTAAAACCGGTATTTTGAGTGAGTGGATACAGACTCCTGAAACATATACATATAGTGGCAAAATAGCAGATATACGCTTTTATAATATAGCTTTAAATAACTCTGATATACGCGCTATTTCTAAGAGCTATCAATACAATCAATTTAACAATCTTTCCTGGATAGTAGATGCGCCTGTTAGAGGATATATAGAAGAAATCGAGAGGTTTTTCTTACATAGAATGCCTGGTTCTAAATCTCCATATTTTAACATAAAAATTAAAAACTCAAGTATTGCAGATCCAGCAGTACGGGCTATTGCAGAAAATAACATTAGAAACACAGTTAACAATATAGCGCCTGCATATACTCAATTGCTCTCTATAATCTGGGAGTAAATATAAACAATGGCAACATTATTTTTTACAAGCACTAAGGGGCTAAACTAAAATGGCTTGTACAAATTGGCTATTTACTACCGCTTCTGGATTTGATCCACTCACTATAACACTTTGTGACGGTAATACAGTTTCCATTCACGTTTATGACGGGGATATACTCTGTACAAACGATAGTGGTGGTACACCTCCATCATCCGCAGGTACTGGTTCTTGGTCATATGTTTCTGACTGTACCCCATCGCCCACTCCTACCCCTACCCCGACAGTAACCCCCACGCCCACTGTAACGCCTACCCTGACTCCTACTCCGACAGTAACCCCGACCCCTACACCTACCCCTACGGTAACTCCTACGGTAACCCCCTCATCGTCTACTCCTGGGTTTCTTTTATCTATTAATGGTGGACAGCTAGGAGTAACAACTACGACCGGTACCGGTAATTATCCTGCCGGTCAGACCCGTAACTTTAGCGCAACATTTGCTGCTGGGTATCAATTAGATTATTGGTCAACAACTCCAACAATAACTATTGTCTCCCAATCTACAATAGGCCAAACATCATATGGTAGTATTACAATGCCGGCTTATGCACAAAGCATTACACCGGTTGGAAAACTAATCCCCGGAGTATCTCCTACTCCGACGCCCACTCCAACAGTTACTCCTACCCCTGGTACATCCCCGGCTCCAACCCCTACTGTTACCCCTACCCCTACTGTTACTCCTACTGTTACCCCTACCCCTACTGTTACTCCTACCCCCCCCCCTTCCCCCATACCCGCTCAATTATCAATTTATACCCCTTGGGTTGTAGCTTTAACCGGATCTCCGATCTGGGTTGAAAGTATATACCCAATTAGTGACAAGGTAACTGGGTATAATATATTTTATTCTGCAAATGGAGCATTATCATCTTCTTATATAGCAAGTGGTGACAAAGAAAACTTTTTACTATACACATATCTTTCCGCAGCTCCTGGGAATTCTTATTACACTGTTATTGCTAATTCAACTGCTGGATTTACTGTATTACCTCGCACACTCTCTAACAGGTTATATATAAAGAATACCCTACCGACGTATAATATTGATAATTATTTTGATCCAGTCACGCAAATACCAACACTACCTTATAGCTTAAATAATGTGCTTGTTGGGTCAAATGAATGGGCGGTAAGCGATGTCATTAATAGTTCTTTTAGTAAATTAAATGATAACTTTAATTACCTCAGCAATATTGCCCAAGTACTTAAACTTAATAATGAACTTTCTTTAATTGAATGGACTGCGCAGTTAGTTAATAACGATAGTATACTTGTAAGCAATACCTCGGCGTACTCGTGGAGAACCAATATTGATGGGTTAAATTGGGAAAACACGTTTGATAACATTAGCGCTGTCGGTATTGCAGATGGTAATATAAAAGACTTTAAATCTTATCAGTTTACTAATAATTCAGCGCCAGATTATTATAACTATATTGCGTTTAGCTCATCAGGTATCGTACCGTCTGATCATATACAAATGCGTACTAATGACTGGCGCCATACCCTTGTGCTAAGTGCAACTAGTCTCGGTAGTAATATTCCTTCGTTTAATTGTATTAGCGCAATTGATGTTCTTAATAATCAATTGTATATATTAGACACTGACACCATTTATAGAGCATCAGTTTCTATTGTGCCTGACAATCCCTCCACCTCTACATTAATTGCGGTTAGTCAGGTAGGTGGCGTGTCTGGTACCCGTACATTTAATACAGGTTTTAATACCCCCACTGAAATTAAAGCGTATGATGATTTAGTTTATGTTAGTGATAGTAATAATAGCTGTGTTAAAGTTTATAATGCTGCGTTGAGCTGGGTTAAAACTTTATATGTAGATGCGTTAAGTAGTTATAGTGCTGAGCGTATTGAAATTAATAGAGCGGATGAAAACGTATATATACTTGGTAAAACATTTGCGCCGGTGCCGCCCGTCATTACCTCGTTGAGCGCTATTGGAGTGGTGAACGTAGACACAACAGTTTATCGTGTTATATTCGTACACGATGGGTTAAGACTTAAAGACAATACTACTAATGTATTATCAGCATTTGCGTTGTATGGTCTTTTATCTGGCGCACAAAGCTATGTACAGCTAACTAGTGCGGTAATGCTAAGCGCTGCATATAGCGCAACCCCCACAGTAACTTATTTAGCTGCCTCTGGGGCCAAGTATACAGATTTTAAAATACAGGCACTTGGTAACAACAATTTTAATTCAGACCTCTCTAATAGTGTACCTACCCCTAACAATTACTATCTTGCAAGTCCGTACAAGGTATTTGTAATTAATCCTGTAGGGGAGCTAGTTAATTCGTTTGATGTGCCTAATAATTTAGAGTATGTAAACGCAGCTTATAATATAAAATCAGATACTGTTATCAACAAAATGGTAATTGATCCGACCGGGGTGTTTTTATATTTTATTACTAAAGATAACATTTACAAGTATCTTACGAGTGGTACAGCTTTAAATCGAATAACTAACCCAAGTAAGTCTAGCAATAGCCTAGGAACATCAGAAAATATTGCTACTGGTTATATTGATGATAGACTTAACTTTTATGTATGCGCTGATAAACGTATCTTTAAATATGTAGACATACCCGAAACATTAGATTTGTTTGATGTAGACTCAATAAACAGTTTAATTCTGCCACTTTCAAGTATTAATATTAACCCAAATGAATTTATACAGGATTGGGTTTATAATAAGAGTATAATGCGTTTATTACAAAATCACGAAATACTTTATAAAGCAATAAAATATAAATACAATATCAATCTTGATCGTAATGGCAATTTAATTAATACTGACGGAGGTGCGTCAAGCTTTACAGTGGTTGGGTTAAGTGGTATTGATCTTGTAGTACCTTTTAGTGTAGATCAAAACTTTTTCATACACAGTAACGAGTTTGTAACCTCTACGGTTATTAATAGAGCATTAACTAATATCTATGCTTTACAGAACAATATGCTTGCGCTTATATCGCCACGAGTTAACCGGACATTACCTCAACCGAATAACGACCTTTAAGGGTTAAATCCCTTCTGAAAGTCAAACTTAAGAGTGCGGGTACTTGCCTCTATTATTCTTATTACCAATTGGTTATCCTGCACGTTGCATTTAAACATTGCTTTTTTATGCGCCTCGTACTCATCTTTAGCCTGTATACCAATTTCCTTTAAATTAATCTGTTCTGTAGTGTTTTCATCGTATACACCTAGAGTAGCGATATAAAGAGTATTCATGCTGGATTATGGGATATTGCAAATATTTATGTGTAATCTTAGTAAAGCAAGTAGAAATAATTAGAACCTCTATTATAATATGCAGGTAAATATGAATACTATAATGGAAAATGCAATCGTGCGTGATATTACAACTCGCACGTTAGGTGATGAAAGCGTTGAACAGCGTATGTCTGCTGTTCGTCGTCGTTTTAGTGCTACCAAGTACAATGTGCTTGGTTTCATTAATCGCACTAGCCAAGTAGTTCTTGAGCCACGCTTCTATAATGTGCGTGATGTCAAGGGCCGCTGGGCTAAGGTTCGTCAAGCTCGTTAAACTATCAAGGGACCTAGTATACAAAACTATACTAGGTCCTTTTTTTCCATTATGGATATATCGTTTAAGTCCGTAGCGTTTCAATTACAATACACAAGCGCGCAAATTGATGCTGTGTACGCCTTACTTGGTTTAGTGGATAGCGGGGATTATCGAATTCCATCTGCGACCTTAAAGATGTACAAAAACGATTTGCCGGAAAAGTTTAAAGAGTGGCTAGAACAGTGTGATGAAAATATAAATATATGTTTCGAGCATCACAAGATGCCTGATACTAACCTCTCATCACTTAATGATTGGGACTTAATTGAATACGATTGAAATATGAACATAACCTTAATTGGTAACGTCAACGAGCTAACTGCTACCGAGCAGAAAGCTCTCTATACCGATGGAGCTGACATTTACACTGGAGTTTATTATCTAGTTGCAGATGCCGAGAACTTCACTCAGAACGGCCGAGATGTAAATCCGAATATTCCAGCACTACGCTCTCTTTCGGGCGCAACTAATATTACTTGGATTATCACTACGTTCCGCGGTAAGAGAGTAGCGTTTGGCTCCGTACCTGCTTAAAATTATTTAACAGGGTAGATTTTACTTGACCTGCTTAGGGTGGGCTGTTACTATATTGGTATGAAACGTAGCATCGCTAGACTCCCGATTGTTGAGCAGCCTAATAAGTGGCTAGGTAATGATAAAAACGGGGTATGGGAACGCGGTCAATATCGTTATTGTTACCTTACTATCCGTCGATTAGATGATGGTAAGTTTAAGGCCGTCATGGGCGCATCTGTAGATACTAGCTACCCGAGTGTTCCATTACCAGAGTGTGGATACTTTGCATTTGATACGTTTAAAGAAGCCGAGCAACACCTTTATAAATACGTTAATTGGATTCGAGACGTACATGACGGTCAAGCTAAACTTGATCTGCAAGCGCGTTTGCATAAAATGAACCCTGATGTGTTTCCATTGTAAAAATATTTATTTTATTTAATTTCGATATATTATGCAAACTTTTTTACCATATCAAGATTTTAAAGAATCTGCACGGTGTTTAGATTATAGACGTCTCGGTAAGCAGCGAGTTGAGGTACTTCAGCTTCTTAACTCTTTTAGTAGACCTGACTATAAAGGTTGGAAAAATCATCCGTGCCGCGAGATGTGGCGGGGGCATGAAAATACATTAGTAATGTACGGTCAGGCTATTTGTAATGAATGGATTTCTCGAGGATATAAAGATACTTGCTTTGGTAAAATTACCGCTCACTACCATTTTAACAAGGGTTCTACGCTTCCTTTATGGATCGATAACAAAGACATACACCTCAGTCACAAATCAAACTTAATACGGAAGTATCCGGAGCATTATAGTCCTTTATGGCCTGATGTACCTAATAATTTAGAATACGTGTGGCCTGTAGCAGTAATTAAGTAAATATACGGGTATGAAACTAATATTAATCCTCCTCGTAGTTGGTGGCCTCGGCTACTACTTTTATAAGAAGTCTAAGAAAACTGGTTCCAGCCAGAGTCAATCTACCGCTAAAGTCGATCCATCGATTGTTGGTAATGGCGCAGTTGACCCGCTTAACCGTCAAGGTACACAGCCTGGTCCTGGTAACGAATAACTCAAAGTTAAGTTACCCATAATCTTAATACCCTAAAGTAACATTTAGGGTATTTTTTTGTTGCTTTATTGAGAGTAAAGCGCATAATATACCTGTAACTCAATTAAAAACTAATAAGATAAAATAATTCATGCAAACTATCGCTTCGATGAAAGAGTATATTAACGAGTACGTTCGTAGCCAGCCTTTACATAAAACCGGATATGAATTGCTTAGAGATCATTTTGGGGTACCCTTTAACCATGATGGAGAGTTTGCATATAGTATTAATCATGTTGCTATGGGTGAGGATGATACCAAAGAGTATATTAAGGAATTCTTTGAGCAGATTGATGTTGCAGCTGTAATAGATTTATATCATAAAATTGCTATTTAATATGTATACTATTGACGCCAGAACTCAAAGATTAATTGAAATGGGGATTCTAGCAGACCCTAATTACGTTCCTAGAGAGAAAGAGCTTAACCGTTTCGGGGTTATGGTCTGGGATCATAAAACGGGAGGTAACTGTCAGGTATTAACCGGAGAGAGTTTTAATAACGCTAAGCAATATATGGCTCGGCCTGGACATCGTTCAGGTATTCGTAAATGTGGTTTTAGAGGTTAAGTTACGCCCAAGTGGTGAAATGGTATACACTACAGACTTAAAATCTGTTGTCCGTAAGGACGTGCCGGTTCGAGTCCGGCCTTGGGCACCATTTATTTTTCAGTACTATAAGCTTCTTCGATGGAGCCATGCTTGCGATGAGACTTTTCCGCTCGCTGAGATTCAAGTATAGCTTCCATTCGAGCCACTTGATCCACATGCACTCTTCGCGGTATAGCAGGTTCATCTGCAATTGGCGGTAGCTTTACTGGTTCTATTATTGCCGGTACTGGAGTAGGGGTTGGGCTCGGGGTAGGTTTAGTTTCTATAATCGTTAAAGTCGGTTCTTTAGGTTTTTTTTTACCTGAAAGGTCTTTAATGAGATAATTAAAACAGAGTATTAAGCATACCGCTAATGGGTCAAACACTAACATTATAGACCATATAAAATAGGTAACTGTCTTGTCTAAAGTTAGCCCCATACTGTTTGCTACGAATTTAAAAGTACCAACATCAGTATGTATTATCTGCTCTTTAATTTCGTTATTAATAGTTAAGAGTTTCTGAATAGACTCTTCATTTGCAGCAATTTTAACTTTATTGCTACTTACAGTTTGTTCTTTTTTGTTAATTTGTTCTTTTACAGAAGCTTCTGCACTCTTATTGTACATATCAATACCTTGTCTTACCTCGATAATTTCTTTCTCCAGTAAACTAATAGTCAATTCTATTGCTCCAGTTTGCTTAGCAAGTCTAGATTCAATCCCAGCGATCCGGGTAGTGTAATTAGCTACCTGTTGTTTGTATTCAGCTCTTAAGCTTTCAACTCTATTTTGCCGCTCTTCTATTTGAGCATCAATCTGAGCTCTTTCTTTTTCTTGTTGCCCTTTAACTATACGAGCCTTATCAACCCCATTCTCTTTAAAGAAGCTTCCAGTGCCTTGATCTAACCAAGTCTGTACCTCTTTATCAAGTATCTGTAGTCTATTATTGTAGAGTTTTACTTGCTCGACTTCTTTATTAATCTCTGAGTCAAGGGTTAACTTATCAGCATCTAAAGCAGCCTTAGCTGCAGCCATATCGTCAGATGATTTTTTGTCAGAATTGTTACTTGTACGGGTTTCTTTTATTTTAGTTTCTTTTTGCTCTATTAATTTTAACTGCTGCGCTACAAAATTATTTTTATTAGTGTTAATTAACTCAATCTCACTTTGGTTAAGTGGGTCCTCTAACATCTTAATAGTGTCAGCTTTAAGATTGTCGACCCTCTTTAAATTACTAGCAACTTGTTGCTCATATCCCTGCACTTTTATTGATGTTGCATTATAACCAGCACTTAAGTATCCATAAATGCCGATAGATGTAATAAACATTAATACTACCGTTGCTGTTATTAAATAAAACTTAAGAGCTAATCCAATCTCCTCCCATTTTTGCTTTAAAAAAGTAACCGCTATAAACTTACCGACCTCAAGGGCGATGCCCATTACTACGATGGATGCTCCTGAACCTACAAAAAGTAATGTGAGACCCACTATACTAAAATATGCTGCACACCCGGCAATAGCCAAAGCGGATATAAGAACTAAGAATGCTAAAAATCTCATTTAAATTATTTCATATATTTACTAGGGTTTCTATGGTAAATGCTGGATCTTTACTTAATATACTATAAAATATAATAAATGAAAGACCTATTAATCATAGTAGCCGCAGCACTTCTTATTGCATTGTTAGTATGGGCCCCATTTGCTTTGGTGTGGTCGCTCAATGTTTTATTCCCAGTGTTGGCAATACCATATACCGTTTCAACTTGGGTTGCTTCTCTTTTTGTGCTTTCAGTGTTAGGTGGTGGGGCAGTTGCTAAGATTAGTAAGAAATAATTTTGATATGCTTGAGGGGTAGGGTCAGGGTGTAACAAATGGGTGTTTGTTAATGATTATACCCTCAAGCGTATCACTTATTCTTACAACCATTCGAATAAGTATATAGATGTCCCGGATAACCGCGAATCTATAATATGCCATACACTCCCCATAAAAGTAAAAGCGAGAGTATTAGCACTTTTAAAGAGTACTTTTTTAATACTGCGCAAGGAAACCAAATTGTAGGTGATGAGCAACATGGTGCTGCAGAAGCAATGTATGCTGATGGCCAAGATGAAACCACACCATCACAAACTCTTACAGATGAGGTAGATAAAGAGCAACTTATACGAGATGTTATTAATGATCTTGAAGATCTTAAAACAAGTCACGATTGGTCTCAGCCTCTTGGAGATGATTTAATTAAAGCAATGGCTGATACCTTAAGAGATGCCGGTATTGAGCCTACTGATTTTGATGCCGCTATTAGTGCTGCGCCTGATAAACAAGAACAGTATTTAATATATGGCCCAAGCTCATGGAAAGGCGGACAAGGGGCATTAAAAGACCTTAAAGCTATAGCTGCTGGTAACGAGCCTCAAGAAGTTAAAGAGGATGAAGCTAATCCTGCTAGTGATTTACCTGCTGGAAGCACCACAGCTGGAGATCCATTGAGCGAAAGTACCTATAAAGTTGGTACGGTAATTTTTAATAATCCGTTTGGTACTGGACGTCGCTATTACCAAGGCACCGATAAAATAGAAGCTGCATCTGAAGATGATGCTTTGAACAAATTTGTAAGACTTTTAGCACGACGTGAACAAATACCCACAAACCCTCGCATCCTGTATAGAGACGCCCAAAGAAACGGAGCCCGAGTCATTAAACTTGCCAGCTTTGAACCCCCAGTTAGTGACAAACCACCCCAAGAATACTGGTGGAACAAATAATAATTATTACGC